TGGTACAGTTTTTAAGGAGTTCGTAAGTAAGGCTCATCGTATTATATTACACATTAGTTGCTAAGTTTTAAGTCCATATTTTCAGAGAACGAGTTATAAAGTTCCGTCCAGTCAACACTTCCGTGAAGGTTATTTTTTTCAACAAATTGTAGAAGGGTTTTTTGACAATTAAATTCTTTTTTAAAGTAATTCATCCAGAACTCGACCCATTCTTCCGGGACGTGTCGTGGAGCAATCATAGTACCCAATTTATCTTTTGACAACATCCGTAACGATGGTTCAATAATACCCATTCGACTACCATCTTCATATTTCTCTTCATACATAAAGTCCACTAAGTGAAGTTTATCGTTGAATGCAGATATACCAATATACGCAATATGATCAAGTTCTTTGGGGTTACACTCAATTGGAAAATTGTGTTTCGGTTTAACACCATATACTTGAGAAGGTGTACCAGTTGAAAATTGATCGTTTCGAAAACTCGAAAGAACACCGTCAAGTTTGTCAAGTCTTTCGAGACTGACAGATTGTTTTGTAAGTTCGTAAATGAGAGAAGACATTTTTTTATTATACTTATTATATCTGGTCTATATCACTTAGGTCTTCACTGTACATCAATATTTCTTCGGCCACGATTTGATAAAATGCCATTTTATACGCTAAAAACCCAAATAAAGTTGCCCCCATATTAAAATCGAATGGTAAATCATTAGAATTCCATACAGATTCGGCTAATGCGAGACACGTCGGTAAGAGTAATCGTTTATTCAAACCAGGTATTTTTTCTATATTGTCGACATACGAAGAAAGTGAATCTACATAAATACACGATGCAATTGTCCCTAAAGTAGCAGATACACCGTCAATGGGTGTATGAAAAATAAAATGGTAGGTCGAAACGGCAACACCGTATTGTAAAGTTGTCTTTTTAATTTTAGATTTTATTTTTTCATATTCCGCTATACCTTCTTTACGTTTAGTGGGACAAGATATTCTAATGGTTTTAGTGTACGGATTTATTATACTCAACATTACAATTTATTTAATCTATATCTATACCTTTAATAATATAGTTTTCATCTTGAAAATACTTTTTCTTAAACTTTCGTTCTTTTATTTTAAAATTATTACACCTCTGTTCAACTTCGTGTATACTAATTTGAATATTGGTTAAATCTATTTTATTTGTAGACGATTTTCTCCATTTATCACCGAAGATTGTAGAATATTGTAGTTCACGTCTTTGATACGTAAGATCCTCAAGTAGAAGTTTATAAAGTATGAGTGAATATGAATCGTATTCACTACTTTCATAATCATCAAAATAAAGCTGTTCACGCGCCAATGTATTCATACGTTCACGGAGTAGGTTCGCCCCACTTTTCTCTCCATCGGCTAACCAATGTTTCGAGTCTCTCCTTTGAGAATCGTGAATTTCGGGAGGTTCGTTGAGGGGCTCCCGGGCACACGAGATCACGTGATTCGCACGCATTAAGTTTTTCCCATACGAGTCTTTGCATGTCACCCGGGAGTTCGTTTGTCGCTTGACAAAACGAGAGTTTATAGTCGTACGTGTGTAAGGCAATGTAGTCGTCCATATCATTTTTTATATATTTTATTAGAAATATGTAAACTTAGGTTTCTTAGGAACCTCTAAAATAATTATCTCATTCGCTTCATTTTTAGATATGATATAGTCATTTTCACACATTTTTATAGATGGAGGTTTCTGTGTTTTTATTTCTGGTTTTGATCGAGTTGATAATAAATTACACACACTCGAATAAAACGAAAACATTACTGTTGTTATTTATGTTTATTTTTTTATATACTAAATACAAGATGGTTTCACTCCAGGACTTGCCTAAAAAGGTTCAGTATATAATTATAGATTCTGATTTTGTAAATGGTTCTAATAACACATTCAGTATAGATCTTACACTTGAATCAAATTTACACATGGAAGAAATTTCACAAGTATGTGGTCTAAAACCAGTTGAATTTTATATAACACAAATAGGTGAAAATGATCTAGGAACAACAAACGTCGCAAAATATGTAGATATAGTATGTGACGATATACCAAAAAGGGGTCAAATATTAAATGAACGTAATGGCCAGATTCTCGCTCGTATAGCTTTAGAAAGAAATTTTACTGGAAGTAACGACTTTATAATGCGTGATAAACAGTGGAAAGCGTTCCCAAGACAGACAAACTTATTTAACCCTATATCTTTACAGAAACTTCATTTTGAAATAAATGAATTACAGGGTGACAGTGATTATAAAACATTACAACCAGATGCATCTTGGTACATGATTCTCGAAGTTACAACTATAGACGTTAAGGAAAAACCCGTGAACCGCGAAGTTCAAATGCTCGAGGCGTTACATAAACTTATCGGGAAGATAGAGGATCTTAACGTAAACGTTAAAAAACTTCCAGATAAGGAGGATATTGAAAAAATAGAGAAGGAAAAAAAGAAAAAGTACCCTTTGCGTTACTTAATACTCTTCATAACGATGGTAATAGGTGGATTTGTATTTGTAAAAAATAAATTTACTCCTCCTATTCCACAACCTTCTTTTTAACGACACGTTTAACAACCTTTTTCTTTGGTGTTTCTGGAGCTGGAGCTGGTGAAGCTGGAGCTGGTGGCGCTGGAGCTGGAGCCTTTACTGGGGCAGCAGCCTTTACTGGAGCTGGTGCAGCGACCTTTACTGGAGCTGGGGTTGGAGCTGGTGGTTCGATTACATCAACTATTTGTCTAAGGATACCGTAGACGGTTTCTTTGTGAATTTTTGGTCGCTCGAGTGCGTTATCAATTTGTTTTCGGATAGAGTCCATCGTGTAATATATATAAAAGAAATATTATCTTTATACTAAATGTTATTCATTGGCCCAACTCCCCTGAGCGGTATAGGTCAACACTGCAAAAAATATATGAACGTTTTTCCTGGAAGTAAATATATAGAAATTCAAAATGATATACCCAATTGTGAAAATGCGTTTATATTTGCTTTACCTGTAAAACACTGGCTCGATAAAATTCCAGAAATAAAAAGAAAAATTAAACACGTGACGTGTATGACCGTATGTGAAACAGAAACAGTACACGAAGATTATGGTAAACTTTTTGATTTATTCGATAGAATTGCTGTACCAAGTGAATTCTGTAGAAAAGTTTTTAAGAAACAGTTTCCTGATAAAGATTTTTTCGTTATACACGCACATATACCAGATAAGAGACCGTATACGTTTTACCATATAGGTAACGTTCACGATCCACGTAAAAATTTTAATAAAATTATAGAAACATTCGTACGTATGAATAAACCAGATTCACGTTTATTGGTAAAAGCAACGTGTAATCAACCCGTCGAAGCGCGAATACCTAACGTTACATTTATAAACGGGCTTGTATCAGACGAAGAAATGGAAAAGATACATGCTCTGAGTGATTGTTATGTAAGTTTTTCGTCTTCAGAAGGTGTTGGTATGGGTGCAGTCGAAGCAGCTTTACGAAACAAACCTGTTATTATAACTGATTATGGTGGTGCACCTGAATATATCAAAACACCATACTTAATTGAGTGTGGTCTTCAGTATTTGGTAAAAAATGATTTTCTGTTTAAAGCTGGTATGGAATGGGGGAAACCAAATGAAAAACAATTACGTGATTTTATGGAAGATGCATATACCAAGAAAGTAAGGTATATGGAACATCCGAGGACTCATATGTTAACATGTAAAGAAAACGTATTACAAGAATTCATCACCAATGTAATTAGTAAGGAAAGTGATGACACCGGTGAGGATGGCACCCGACATGAGTGAGCCTCTCTGGGCAATGAGCATGGCGACGATATCGTCTATAAATTTAATATTGGTTGGTTTCTTAAGAAGTTCTGGTACGATTTTTGAAATTGCAAGATAAAGTGCCATGGCTATTATGACAGGTCTGAGTGTTTCTTGATCTAACATTTTTTATAATAAGGAAACATTTATTTTTGGTATAGTTGCTAATACGTGATCATCTATTCTATGTTTTTTACAGTAGTCCCCACACACAGCTTTGAATGTACATTTTTTTCCTGATAATGTAAATGCTTTACATATATTACGGAAATCAGAAGCGTCCTGTTTAGGAGCAGAATCTAAGACCTGTATCGGTTTTGTTTTTTGACATTCCAGTTTCTTTTTTCTCATTTTATCGAGGATTATTGCCATTTCCTCTGGTGTTTTTTTGCTCGTTTTTAAAGTTTTAGATACACGTAAACAGTCATCATAAGTCTGAATATTTGATTGATGTTTTTTAGTGAGTACATTTTTAGTATCACTAAAATTCGTTTGAATCACGGTCGGTAGAAAGTATTGCGACATCTTAATTTTTAAGAAAAATAAAATAACTTAGGTTAGTAAAGGATGTGGTTCTTTATAAAACTTAAAAGAACATATAGCTTCACTTTAGGTGAGTAATATAAAAGATAAAACCTTTTGCTTTAAAATGTATCTTAAGTGGTTAAAAGAGTGTTATTTATGTGAATGCCCTTTAGAACCGCATATACACACGAATAGTACAGAAGAACGAACTCTTATACGTGAATATAGAAAATTACGACCTATCTTCATGATTAACAATGGAACGTATCTAAAATTTTTTGATATGAATATAAAACGTGTCTGTTATGCGTGTTATATAACGTCTTATAAAAATATTCACCCCGTGTCATTTAGAAATAGAGAGTGTGGCCGTATAAAAAATATATATTCAAAACCCAAGTCAAAAACAAAAGATGAATTATTATATTGGTTCGAAGGACTAAAAATATACTTAAGTAAAAGACGCAATACAACATAAATGAGTGAAAGTATTCAAAAACTCACACACGTGGAACATATATTAAAGCGCCCGGATTCGTACGTTGGACCTGTTTCACGTGTAGCGGAACCATATTGGGTATATGAAAACGATCAGTTTGAAAAGAAAACTATCGTGTATTCACCAGCACTTTTAAAAATATTTGATGAAATTTTAGTAAACGCGATCGACCGAAACTCTATGTACCCCAAAAATGTAACGTCTATGAGTGTCTCTATCGATAAAACATCTGGTGAAATAACAATTGAAAATAATGGACCTTTGGGTGGTATCGCGGTTAAAATGCATGAAAAGGAAGGTTTATGGAATCCAGAGTTGACATTTGGACATTTACTTACGAGTACAAATTATGATGATACACAAAAACGTGTTGTTGGTGGTCGTAATGGATACGGCGCAAAACTTACGAATGTTTATTCAAGTAAATTTTCAGTTAAAATTAAAGATGGTGAAAACAAGTGTATATACACACAAGAATGGTCGGATAATATGAAAATGTGTGGTACACCCAAAATAAAAAAGTACTCGAATGCTACGTCGAGCGTTTCTATTACTTTCGTTCCCGATTGGAAACGATTTGGTATGTCAAAAATGGATGATTCTATATATAAAATTTTTGAAAAACGAGTATACGATGCAAATATTTGTACATCACAAAATTGCAAAGTAAAGTTTCAAGGTGAAGCACTGGCTAAAGCATCATTTAATACGTACGCAAAAATGTACACAAAATCAGATGAGATATGTACATTTACGAGTGATAGATGGTCGGTGTGTATTGCACCTTCAGATGATGGGTTCGAACACGTATCATTTGTGAATGGTATATGTACCACAAAAGGTGGTTCACACGTCGACCACGTGTCTGGAATACTCGCAAACGGTGTTATTGAAGATATGGCAAAGAAGATAAAACTTCGTCCCCAACAGGTCAAGAATGCATTTTTTATTTTCGTAAAAGCAACACTTGTCAATCCGAGTTTTAGTAGTCAGGTTAAATCGGAGTGTACACTCAAACCACAGGACTTTGGGAGTAAGTTTGAACCACCAAAAACGTTTATAAAAAATATTTTGAAAACAAGTGTTCAATCAGAACTCATGGCATTATCGAAGTTTCGTGAAATGAAAGAATTGAAAAAAACAGATGGGTCTCGTAAATCAAAAATAACGGGTATTCCGAAACTCGACGATGCCAATAAGGCCGGTACTACACACTCTGGTAAGTGTACTCTTATTATTACCGAAGGTGATTCTGCAAAAACACTTGCAATTGCTGGTCTTTCTGTAGTTGGTCGTGATCATTACGGTGTTTTTCCACTTCGGGGTAAATGTAAGAACGTACGTGACGCGAGTGTAAAACAACTTACCGAAAATAAGGAGTTTAATGACCTTAAAAAGATTTTGGGACTTCAGCAAGGGAAAGTGTATACATCACTCTCTGAACTCAGATACGGAAGACTCATGATCATGACCGATGCAGACAACGATGGAAGTCATATCAAAGGTCTCATTCTTAACATGATTCATTATTTCTGGCCAAGTTTACTTAAACTCAAGTTTGTTGTAAGTATGGTCACACCTATCATAAAAGCGTCTAAGGGTTCAGAAACAAAATCGTTTTACACGGACTCGACGTTTAGGCAATGGTATGGTAATGGTAAAGCTGGGTGGAAAATTAAATATTATAAGGGTCTTGGTACTTCTACGTCTGCAGAAGCCCGTGAATACTTTAAAAAAATAAAAGATCTTACGGTTCAATTTGATACGGATAATTCAATGGATGAATCTATAGTTCTTGCATTTGACAAGACAAAATCAGACTTACGTAAAACGTGGTTACTTGAAAGTACAGAAAAGAAGGCGTCCGAACTCGAAGTACCATATGGAAACGTTGAACGTCTCGGTATTTCTGATTTTATTCATAAAGATCTTGTAAATTTCAGTCTTGCCGATTTGAAAAGGTCGATTGCACATGTTTCAGATGGTTTAAAACCATCCCAACGAAAAGTGTTATACGCGTGTTTCACAAAGAATCTTACATCTGAAATGAATTTTACGGGGTCGAATAATATTAATTTACTCGAACCATGTGGTCAATTTGGTACACGTCTCATGGGTGGTAAAGACGCGAGTCAAACCAGGTATATATTTACAAAATTGACTAAAAATGCGAGAATACTTTTTGATCCCAAAGATGATCCAGTATTAAACTATCTCGACGACGACGGTAAACAAATCGAACCCGACTATTATGTTCCTATATTACCGACCGTTTTGGTAAATGGAACTGAAGGTATTGGTACTGGGTTCAGTTCATATATACCACCGTTTAATCCTTCGGATATTAAACAAAATATTGAACGTGTAATTAATGGTGAAAACATAGTACCAATGAAACCGTGGTTTGATAAATTCACGGGTCGTGTTTTTAGTAATGAAGATGGTTTATGGATAACAGAGGGTGTATGGAAATCTTCGGGTAAAAATATAATAGTGACTGAACTTCCACCGGGGCGTTGGACACAAGACTACAAAGAGTATCTCGATACTCTTATTGAAAAGAAAAAAATTACGAATTACGTGAATAACAGTACGACTGACGATGTTAATTTTAGTATCGAAGGATACGCGGGTAACGATATCATAAAAGATTTTAAACTTCATAAGACATTTCATGTATCAAATATGCACTTATTTCATCCAACAAAGGGTATTCATAGATACGAAAGTCCAGAAGAAATTCTTACTGATTTTGTTAGAATACGATCAGAAACATATAAAAAAAGAAAAGCACATCTTATACGTGTCTTAAAAGAAAAATCTAAAAAACTTGAAAATATGTCGAAATTTATTGATATGGTTATTCATGAAAAAATTATTGTTTTCAAACGTAAACGTTCGGATCTCGAACGCGAAATGGAAAATATATTCGATAAAATTGATGGTTCATACGAATATCTCTTGAATATTAAAACGTATCAGTACACAAGCGAAGCTGTACAAAACCTCAGGGAAGAAACAACAAAATCGATAATCGAGCTTGACACGTTACAACAAATGTCTCATATCGATATGTGGAAAAGGGATTTAAAAATATATAAACAATAAGTAGTAAGTATGTGTGATACATCTGGACCAAATACAGGTTCTATACTATCACTTAATGCAATTGGTAAACAAGATACGTATCTTTTGGAAGATGATCCTATTCATTCATTCTTTAAGTATGAACATAAACAACACGCTAATTTTACAAAATTTCATAAAAGTTTAAATGTTAATAAACCAAGTAATTCTTCAACATCTTGGCCTTTTGGTGAAATTATAAAGGTCATGTATAACCCGAGAAATATGGGAGATCTTTTAGCAAATATGTACGTAACATTTGAATTACCAGCTTTAACGGGTTCTGATAGTTATTATGCGGATCAAATTGGGAGACATATTTTTAAATCCGTAACCATGCGTGTCGATGAAACGGTTGTTGAAAAGTTTCATGGTGATTGGGGAATTATATACGATGAATTATACCTCGATGAATCCGAAAAGAGAACGAAGAGGTACACGTTAAATAGAAATAATGCAGAAGATACATCTTTATTATCCGGTAATCAGTTTTTAGCACGAAATAAATCACGTGTTTATATTCCAATACCTTTACTGTTTTCACGTAAGTATGAGAGTGATGAATACGAAACAAATAAACCAAACCGACCCTATTTTCCAACGTGTGCTATTCATAAACAAAAACTTCAGTTTGAGTTTGAATTTCATAAACAATCTTTTTTTACAAATGCAGTGGATAATCTTACTGTAAATAGTTTTGATATAGTCACTGAAGAAATAACACTCGAACCAATTGAACGTACTTATATAACAAATAAAAGACATGTTCTCGTTACCGATAGTGTTAAAAAACACCCCAATTTGGACATACCAGTGGGTGCACAAAACGCAAAACTTGAACTTGTTCCAAAAACACCGGTAAAAACACTTAATTGGTTTTTCAGACAAAACGCGTTTGAGAACGAAAATACATATGAAGGTGGTACAACTTTACTTGCAAACGTATTTGCAAATAGATATAATTTCTCTTCAAATGTAGAATATTCCGTAAATAACGAATTTTATAACCCACCAATGGCAAGTGCTAAAATATTTGTAAATGGCGAAGATGTACCAAATATTCAAGATAGTGATCATAAATATTTTAAATATGTTGTTCCATTTTTGAGTCGTTTATCACGACCTTTACGAAACATTTATACGTATGCATTCTCGATGAATCCTATTAATGTGGAACCATCGGGAATGTTGGATTTTAGTCGGTTACAGTCAAATAGAACTGTTTTAGATATAAATATGAAACAAGGACTTACAAGTGACTATACATTACACTTATATTATGTGGGATATCAAACATTCATTTTTGAAAATGGTATCATGACACTTGTTTAGAAAAAAGAGCATTTTTATGATCATGAATATACTCAATTATATTATTTTTTATACACCATCTTATGAAATTCAGCTGTGCAACAGTCGTATGTATTTCATTGGATGTACCCGGAACAGTGTACGATATTTTAGACGAACGACAGAATGGGTCAAAAAGTTTTTTACTATATCCATCTAAACTTGATTTATATGCACAGTGTACACTAAATATTTTACCATCGTTTGTCTTATATGATAGATTATTTTTCTTTGAATAATTTGTTATAAACCATTCAAGATTTCTTAGAGAAATACCACCAGTTTTATTTAGAATTTCTAAAAGTGTAGCTCTATTCTCGGGTATATTATAAAATGTATCGATCGATGTTAGTAGAATAGCTGATTTATTCATTATTACATTATTCCACGCAATTCTCTAAATCCCTTTCTTGACACTTCACACGCCGGACACCCAGGTTTAAATATACATTCTGATAAACTATGTGTATGTCGTATACCATCACTGTTTTTAGGACTCATTTCTATAGGTCCCATAAGTTGTGGTTGATCTATATGACTTCCACACATTCCGTTATCTTTGGACCTTGCAAGACACGGTGTACCATCCTTTTTGAAACCTTTACAAAATTTAGATGAATCTGGGATAAACTGACATAATAATTTTGAATTCATATATAATTCTTTAGAAAGTATCATACACATCTCTACACGTGCTACGTGACGTTCTTCATCAAGACGTTTATTTATAATAGGTAATAGATCATCTACAAGTTCGTGTTTCCTTTGTTTTCGAGATACCATTACTATATATATCACGTTATTTTTTAAGTGATTTGAACATGTCACTTATTTTCGGTTGCCCTTCAATTTCAGCCTCTAGTTTTTTCTTTGGGCGTCGTTTTGGTTTCACACGCGTTAGAAGTTCACCAAATATCTCTTCTTTCGGATCTTCAAAGAGTGGTTCAATTAAATCACATACGGGGTTTAGAAACTTGTTTATAAAATAATAATTATAATCAACTTTTAAATTATTATCTTTTGCGTATTTCGGATCTTCCGACTTTTCAAACGCCTTTGCTTTAGGATCTCCTGTATCGAGAAGAATGTAAGGTACACGATCACCTGATTGTGGTTCAGAACCTGGTTGTCTTTCACGCATTTTTCGTACAACTTGAACATGAGCTTGATTAATATCCTTAATATCGGGACTATTAATAGAAACCGCGAATCCTTTTGATTTATACGAATCCGATAAACCCTGACTCAAAATTAGTTTTTCGTTAGGTACATCACCTTCAATAAGTTCAATAGCCCTTTGTAAAGCGAGTTCTTTTGGTGGACCGGTATCACTACTTTCTAAAACAACATCAAGGAGTTCTTTACACACTTCACGCATGTGAGGTGTATTATCCCTTCGTACTAATTGAAGTCCTTTTACGTCTATATAATCCATGTTCATATTCCCATCTTTACCCTTTGTCCAAAGTTTTGCCGCATATCGTTTCTTCGAATATAAGAAATACGGACAATATACTTTTTCAAGTTCGAGGTTATTTGGTGCTTTAAAAAGTTTGGTACACTCTTCAGCAGCGCGTTCACCTATTTCCCAACTGTATTCAATTGCTTCCTTTCCGGTACGATTTCCCACATCAAATTCAACCATAACCGAATCAGTGTCACCGTACCTTACCTTTGATCCCGGGAAATTCTTTTCAACATACGCTTTTGTTTCATCAATCATACTCCGACCTTTTAGAGTTACCGTTGAGGCAATTTGTAC